CATTCTTACTTGATACCCCGCTTGCATTATCTGCCATAGCCCGATACAGACTTATATTGTTTTCAGAAACCTTATCCCTGTTTGAATAGGTTTCTGCTATATTAGAATAAATCTCCGCACTGGCTTCCGCATATTGCATGGATTCTTCCATTCTTGCAATTTCAAGATTATCAAGAGCCATGTTGTATGCAACAAGCCTGTTATACAGAGTAGAGTTACGTTTCTTTACTGCACCTAAATCTTTAGAAGAAATATCAAGTTTCTTTGCGATTCTTGATTTGATCCTGTTAAGTACAGATTTATATGCTTTAGATGCACCTTTTTTATCGGCATTTACATACTTTGTCGCTTGCTTGCCAATAGCATTAACATCTGATGCGACATTTCTTGTAGATTCAGCATAAGCAGCAGCCTGTTTATTAAGCTGACTATTAGTGAATGTAAGTTGACTATTGGCTACTTGCGTATTATATTCTGTGGTATTTCCGCTTGTGCCAATAGATGTAAGATTCTCAATGTTTCCAATCTTAGCATCCCTTTGAGTGTCACGAAGTTCTTTAAGGGATGAAATATAGCTGTCGATATTGGATTGGAGAGAAGTAATAGCGTCTTTTGCGGTTTTGGCTTTTTCAGCCCATTCTTGATATTCGGATATTACACCTCTTACCTGTTCGGAATAGTCCTCTATACTTATACTGCCAGAAGCTACTTTCTTCTTTATTGATTCAATCTGACCACTGCTGAGAGCACCCGTAGAAACAGCTTTCTTTAAAATATCATTTGCAAATTTCTGATATTTCGCAGACGCTTTTTGTTCTTCATCCATCAGAGTGTAAGTTGAGTTCATGGCTTTTCTATAATTCTTAGAAGCAGAATTATAATTGCCACGTTCCGTTGCCAGTTCTGCATGTGCAACGAATTTCTCAATCTTGTTGGTAGTATAGTTTATTCTGACTTCTATCCAGTCGATAAATTTTTCTACCCAACTCTGAAACTTTTCAAGATTACTCTTGTTTTCCTTTGTAGCTTTCTCAGAAGTCTTTGACGCTTTTTCTACTGATGATGCTGCTTTTTCTACTTTCTTATCGGTAGAAGATTTTGAACTTGATTTCTTTGTTGAACTCGATTTAGTTTTAGACTTTGTTGTTACGTCAACAAATGAGCCATCTCCGATAGTACCACCAGCGAACGCTTTACCACGGCTTTGTATTCTGCCATATTTCAATAACTGTTCTGTCTGCTTATTATTGAATATAATTGCGTTTTTAGGAAGGTCGATAAATTCGGCACCCGCATCACCCACAGTCTGCCAAGTGCCATTGTTCGGATTTACGAATATCTCACGACCTCGCTCCCCGACTAGAGCATGAGATTTCCTTGGAATCCCCCATTTGCCACGGACATAAGCATTACCATTCCTTGCAGAACCATAAGCCTGTACAGTTCCGATATTCTTATATCTCGTGACTTTTGTTGTTGTAGTCGTGAGTGTAACATTCTTATTGCGAATGTCAGACCACAAACGCTTTAGACTGGCAATTTCACCCGCACCACGTACATTAGTGGTCACAGTGATAGTTTTGCTATTCAGATTAGCAACAGCCTTGTGCAGATTAGATACGTATTTTGTGCCCTTGGTTTCGGCTTTGACTCCTATTTTCCTGTTAGGTACCTTGTTGACATCTTTTGTAAGAGTATTAACTTCTTTGTCGCCCTTCGTGCTTGCGACAACATTAACATTCTTTCCGTCTGGAATCTCTTTAATGAGTTTTCTGTACTCTTCGACTTCATCCATACCAGAAACGCCGACAGAAATCTGAGGATTGCTTGAATCAATCTCATTTATGAACATCTTTATACTGCCATCATCAACAGTCTTAAAAGATATTTCATAATTCTGCAATTCGCTTATCATTGTACGAACAGACTCTTTAACCTGTTCCGTATCAGCAGTAAGCGGAATTGTGATTTCACCTGTCTGTAGTTTCTCTTTGATGGTCTTTAAATCCCATGACGGATCAATGCCGATACTCAGCTTTTCTTCATCACTGAGTTTCTTTATATTTTTAGCAGCTTCATGGACTGCTTTTCTAAGTTCGGTTGTATCAGCTTTTGGAGATAGAATCTTTTGCCTGTTAAGATTCTCTACCGCCCTTCCATATTCCTGCAAAGCGGTAAGCGCAGTTTTTGCAGAACCTTCAAATGCGGAAACATCAAGTTTCATATATGCCGGTTGTTCGGCTTCTAGTTTAAGTTCTACAAGTTTCTGCAATTTCAGACTTACGTTTTCATAAGTCTTGCTTCCTTCATCTAGTTTTGATAATTTACCTTGAAGTTTTGAAATCTCAGAATCGTAATCATTGGTATCAAAATTTACCTTTACAGGTTTTTTGCCTAACTTTTCAAGTTCTGCATCGGACTCTCTGATTTTCTCGCTGAGATTTGCCATCACTTCAACTGCATCATTCATGTTGAGTGAAAGTCCCGCTTCTGAACCTGCTTTGACAAGTTGCTCGACAAGTTCAATATCAACGCCTAAAGCGTCTGCAACTTTTTGATTATCAAAATTAAATTCGTATTTCTCGCCAGTAAGCTGAACCCAATTTTCACCAACTTCTTTCTGCTTTGCGATAATAGCATCAAAGAAGTTTTTGATGCCCTTTGATGTACTGTTGTCATCATCATCAACAGTAAAGAAATCAGTTACTTTGAATTTTCCTGCTACTTTATTCTTTGAAAGTTCTTTGAATCTCTTTGCTAATTCCTGGGCTGACCAGTCCTGCTGACTGCCAGATGTAAGAAGGTCAACATACTGTCTTACTTCTTCGTCACCCGCCCAACCCTGTGCTATGAGTTTCTTAACAGAATCATAACCAGAATTGATGGCTTCATATCCTGCTCTTTCATCGGCAAGAGATAAAGAATCTTGATATTTCTTATAGACAGAAGTAAGCCCGTTATAAGCAGAGATTTTCAAGTTGATAGCATCAACTTCTGCCTTGGCACCCTCAACTATTTCAAGCTGTTTCTCGTATTCAACGCTTTGGGTGTTGGCAATCTTCATGAGTGCACGATTTTGTTTCTCGTACTCCATCGTAGCAGACATAAGTTCTTTGCTTAAAACTGATTTATTCTGTTTCTCGTATTCTATATTTAACTTGCGAAGTTCTTCACGGTTAAGATGAATGCCATTGGCAGTATTCTCAAACAGCTTAGATTCATCATAACCCTTTAACTCACCATATGTCTGGCGGATATTTGTAAGGTCGCTCTTTGTATCTTCACTGTCAATGATTGATATTCCAGTATTCGATAAAGAATTTGCCAATGCAGTTGAAACATTTGCAACCTTTTTCGCTTCCGCTTCAAAGTCGAATTTTACAGGAATATTAACAGATTGTTTGTTGAGATTATCAAGATAATCTTTAAAATCCTGTATGCTGAAACTGTCAGCACCACCAGATTTCATAAGTTCATAAATTATCTCAATATCCTCGTCTGTAAGTCCAGCAAGGAAATCGTTCCATTGTTTAGATGTTTCATCTGTAGCAAAGGCTTCTTTAATCTGCCTTTGCATAGAATCAACATCAATTGCACCGGCATTTATATCATCTATAAACGATTGCCAATCCATTCCAATAGAATCAAGGAAGTCCTGTATCGGCTTGTATTTATCAACACTGAATGCATCTATAGTCAGCTTGCCAGATTTTGACAAATCAACAAGTTCATTCTTTAATGCATTCATGCTGTCAACGCCAAAGAAAGCATCAAGTTTTTGTGCTTGCCATGTAATATCACCTAACTCTTTGTAGATGAAATCCATTTGTGCACCGATTTCTTTCAATGCACTTTCTTGTTCAGGAGTTATGGTTCCGTATTCTTTGGCATCTTCGAGATTCTTCTTGTATTCAGCCAGAAGAGATAATTGTTCACGGAGAGATTCTTTTCCCTCTTTATAAACATCTGCATAGGCAAATTCGTCACCCGAACTTTCTCTTAATTCCTCGATACGCCTAAGCATGGCAATCGTATCTGTAAGATTGGTCATGCTTGAACTGTCAAGGAACAGATCAGGTGCCTCAAGTCTGCTTGCTACTTTTTGCTCGTCAACAAGTTCTTTGAAGTTTTTCCTGTATGCACTTAATGAATCCTCTGCTAATTGTTTTCTGGATTCTTCCTGTTGCTCATTCGCAAGTTTTATGCTTTCTCTTAATTCGCCGTTTGTTTCTTTTAACTTTGCAAGTTCATCTTGTTCAACGAATGTAAGAGGTGTGCCATCATTGAGTTCTCTGATGGCTTGATTGTTGTTTCTAAGCTCCTCTCTTAAAGAGGTTACGTTATCCTTTGCTGACTTAAACTTATCAGCACTTTCGCTCATTATGTCATTGGCTTCACTTGCGTTGACAATTAACTTATCAAGAGCAAGAGCACCAAGGACACCTACAAGTACACCAGTCGCACTTGCAAATACACCGAGAGCAGTAGTTGAAACACCTATCGCACTCGCAAGTTCTGTGAATGCTGTACCAAGCCCGCTTGTGGACGCAATAGAAGCCGTGAGTTTAAGAGTGTTAAAGGCACCACCTAATGTTTTAACAGCAGTAGCTACACCAGATAGTTTAGAGAAATTCTTTACAAGGTCGCCAATCATGACACCTGCTGCCAAAGAGCCAAACAGTCCTAACTTATCCGTCAGTGCATCAATGACTTCAAGTATTTTGGTCGCACCGGTAATTATGATTCCGACATCTTTTCTTGCAAAAAGATTCTGTGCAATACCGACACCTGTTTCTTTAAGAGCATTGAGTTTGTAAGTCAATGAACCAGTGATTACTTCCATTTCGTCATTGGCTGAGTTTGCAGAATGAGCCATATCATCTATGGCTTTTCTGGCAGCTTTAAAGTTGCTTATGATAGCTGCACCCTCAGAAGCCCTTGTCTTAGCAAATGCTTTATTAAGGAAGCCTTGTCTTTGAACTTCGCTCAGTTCATTCCATCTATCAGCTATCTCGCCAAGATACTGATAAACACTCTTATAGTGCTGTTGTGTTTCATCTGTAAATATGGAAACACCACCCTTACCTGCAACAGTTGTTAAGTCGTACAGATCACCGGCGATGTTTTTAAGCCCATCATCTAATTCTTCTGTTTCTTCATTGTAACCTCTTAGACGCATACCAACGGTTCTAAGAGCATTACCCATTCTTGAACTGTCTTGAATGATTTCCTGACCCGCTGTGAACAAAGCCACGGTTTCATCAAATGATGTTCCCATAGCAGCCATAGCAGCAGAAGATTTTTCAAGACCTGTTACGATTTCAGTATTACTTGTGGCAGCAGTATTACCAATCTTGTTAATCTTTGATGCAATTCCGTCAAGTGCGTCCTCGGCAGAAATACCGAAGGCTTTCATGATACTTACAAGACCGCTTGTAGCAGTTTCCATATCCATTCCAGGGGAAATAGATTTGAACTGTGAAGCGACCTTTGCCATAGTCTGAGAATCTTGCAGATTAAAACCTAATCTGCTCCAATCTGCGGTACTTTGAATAATATCCTTTGTGGTAGCACCGTACTGTTTCGCTATGTCGTTAGCATCATAGTAATACTTATTAAGCTGATCGGCAGATGCAGTAGTTGTTTTCTGTAAATCCACAAGTGCATCATCAAGTTCAACAACTGTCTGAACAGCCTGTTTTGTGGCTTGTGACACACGCATGATTACTTCATACGCTGTGAAATATCCAGTCAGTTTTCCAAGAGATTCTTTGAATACCTGTCCGAATGATTTACCACTTACACCTGCTGCCTTTGCAGCCATATCAATATTTTTAAGTTCTTTTTCAAGTCCTTGAAGCTGCGAACTTGTCATCTTTCCAGATGATGCAAGTGTTCTGAATTTAGCTTCAAGTGCTTCAACAGAACTTCCAAACTGCCCCATTGCCTTTGAATTGTTGTCTTTCCAAAGGGTGAGTTTACTTCCAAATGCACTTATATCATCAGCATTTGCAAGTTTTTCAGAAACATCAGCAAGTTCTTTTAACTCATTCTTAGCCGTTTTGATTGCTTTGTTTATCTCGGCGTAACTTGCAACCAGTTCCTTTTCATCTTCAAAATCCATCCTGTCACGGATAGCTTGAATTTCTTTAAGGTCTGCCCCAATAGATTCAAGTCTTGACTCTGCATCTCCGGTGTTAAACGTGAATTTACCAGAGTTTAATCTATTGAACTTTTTAGTTATATCTGAAATTGACGCATCAATCTGCCGTGTGTCAATTTTATATTGTACCTGTTTTGCTAAAGCACTGTTTACGGTATCGCCTAGATGGGCTGTGCTTCCAGCAAACTTGATGTTTGATATGCTTATGGTGAATTTATGTCTATCAAGTGCTGATTGTACTTTACTCTCGATACCGTTTGTGTCAATATCTGACAGCACAAGTTTTGTTTTAACATCAACAGGTGTTTCGTTAGCTAACTTTCTTAATTCCGACTGGAAGCTCTTGGTGTTTACCTGTGCTTTTATTTGAGCAATAAAATCAGCCATATAAATCACCTACTTCAAATATTATACTTTCTTCAATCCCTGTGTAAGAAGTATCCCCTCGCTTGTGAAATAATTTCCTAAAAATTCATCGTTTTCTTCAACATTATAATCTTTTATATATTTGTAATTGGTTCCCGCAATAATCCTTATAGCTTCGATTGGCAGACCGTAATCAAGCAGTCTTTCGTTAAAGTAAACTTTAGCAAGCTGCCAATCAAACTTCATGTTTATATATGAACCAATTTCACGTTTAACTCTGTTAGAAAACTGTTTTGATAAATGGGTACTTCCATCAGAGTGTGTATCACTGAATAACCATTCTGACTGAAAACCTTTTTTCTCACGTTCTTTAAGGTGCATGTCAAGATATGGTTTAAAATCGGGTGCCAAAACGTACATATAGGCTTTCTTCACGCAATCGTCCTGTTCACCTAAAGCTATCTTTTCTGGAGTCTTATACAGACCTCCGTTGCATATAAGATTCTCTTCGTCAAAGTAATGTACTTTGAATCTTAAAAGTTCGCTTCTGCGTCTGCCAGAATAAACAGCAAGTGCAAGGAAACAGGCTTCTTCGTAACGCTCTCTTTCAACAAAATAATCAAGCAGCCTTTTAACAAGCCTATCGTTTAATTTTGTCTCTGTACGCTTTCTTACTACTTTTTCTACTTTATAATTTACAAATTTAGGTTTGTATCTGGACAGTTCTTTGCCATATGTTACATAGAACCACTTTTCAAAAACCTTTATTTTTACAATCATTTTGTTTACAACAGATTCGTTTATGCCAAACACAATCCTTATGAATGACAGAAACTCCGTCAAATCCTTCTTTAGAATCTCATTGAATATTTTGTTTGAGTTATACAAGAGATTCCATATAAAGAATACCTTCATAACATAGTCGTATTCTCTAATCGTAACATCTTCATGCCCTGATAGAGTAAGATGTTGTAGAAATTCCGTCAGTAACTTTTTATTATTTGGATTCATCCGATCTAAATTATATGGAATAAGGAGCATTTTCATGCCCCTTAATGTATTATTTAACTGTCCTTGCATTGTGTGAATCCTTATCCTGCCTTAAATCTATTTCCTATGTCATACTTCATATAATGAGGAATGACAGCTAATGTACTTCTCCAATAACCGCCTCTGCCTAGAACCCCGTGTTTGTGATTTTCGGTAGCATCATATATTTCCATTGCGTTAAAGTGACTGTATATTCCGGTGCCATCTATATCAAATGCGGGATTAGGTACTTTATGATACATACCAGGATTCATAAACACATATAAATCCTGGTCAACCGTACCAAATCCAACTTTTAATGTTCTTCCAGATTTCTTTAATGCACCTGTTCTTACGTACCTTTTAGGTCTGCCTTGCTTGTAAAATGATTCAAGGTTCCTGTTAAGTTCGGCTTTTAAATCCCTTTCAAGGTCATTCATTCCCTTTTCAAGTTCTATGGAAATCGCTTTTTGTAGTTCAGCAAGGTTATTGCATATATAAGTCATTATTTATCACCGCCAACGGTTACAATATTATTTGCTATATCTGATATTCTGTTTGATTTTCCATATGCTTCAACTACTGTATCAGCACTGAGTTTTCCATCAGCAACAAGTTTTGCAATCTCTTTTGTCTTTTCAACAATCTCTGGTGTGACAGCAGAAGATAAAGAATTAACAAGTTTATCAACGGAATTGCTGAATCTTTCTGCAAGCCTGTTAAATGCGTTTGATTTATTTTCTGCAAGTTCTACAGCAGTTTTATATGCGTTGGCAAAAGAGAAAGGATGGCTATAATCCGACATATGCATCTTATATTCTTGGAGGAAGTCTGAATCATCAGCTAATGCATCAATGATTTCTGACTCTGTTTCCATATTCTCATGCTTTGCTTTGTATTCTTCATCTGTGATAAAGTAGTTATAGAAATACCATATACTAAGCACATGAAGCATCTGAGGCTGGTATTCTCCTGTGCTTATATCGAAGCATGAATTTGCAAGGGCATCAACAACTTCAAAATACTGTTCAGCTTTTAAGTGATTCTTTACTCTCATTTTTTATCCCCTTATTATTATCAAGAAAATAATCTAAATCATACTTATAGTTTTCCCTAAGTTTTTCCTGTGGGATTACCATATATGAAATATCATTTTTGTCTAAATCATCTAAATTAAAACTCTTCTTATCTATGACAGAAAGAAGAGTATTGAAATCGTGTATATCTATAAATATTGTTTTTTCAAGATCACGGAACTCAACAATGAGTCCTGCAACAACACCATTGTATGAACCCCAAAGATTAAGCCCTTCTATCTGATGATAATGTATATCGCCTTTATCATTTTTCGTTCTTTCAAATGATATTGATTTACCGCTTTTAGACTTTAATTCCAGTGCGTATAACGTACAGTTCCTAGAATCCCATATCTGAAAATCAAATGGATTCTTACGGCTGAATCTAAGATTCTGTGACCGTCCAAATGACTGTGCTGAATCTGGCATTCTATGAATCAGTGCATAATCTGGAGCATATTTTACAAATTGCGTTTCAAACTTTTTTCCTACGTTCATAACTTATTTCCAGAATTTCCCATATTTTTCGGGATATTTTTTCTCTAACTTTTTTCTTACATACATAAACTCGGACTTCAAATACCAATAGGTCACGATACCTACAGACCCTTCTTTTTCCCAAATGAATCTAGGCTGGCAGCCTTCTTTCACAAAGTCTATAACCTGACTGATTTTTGTTATCGGTATTAGATTTTCTCGCCCGTAGCAATCAATAGCTTCTTCAAGCGAAGAAAAATTAATCACCACACCCATATCTTTCTCCTAAAAAAAAGAGGGGCAAACTTATTTAATCGCTTAAATTCTGCCCCTCTGAATATAAAACCGTATCTTCAACTTTTTCCGTTTTCGCCCTTTTTGACGTTTTGGGCTTCTTCTCACATATCTTATAAAATCCATCGGCATATTCTACATATACCTTTTCTGGCATGGTTTTAATAAGCGGGAATTGAATTTCAACATCATCATATTTCACGACTGTGAAAAATGGTGTATGCCTCACAACATCACATAATTTTGCCATAATCTACCTCTAAGCAAAAAGGGTGCGTTGCACCCCTCTTGCCCGATATATAATAAATAACCGTATTACTCAGCGTCACCTGTAAGTTCGATAAGGTCAACCATGTTGCCATCCTTATCTTCCAGAAGGTCAAGGTTGATTGTAACTGTTGCAGGATCACCCTCAGAGTTGAAAGAAAGTTCCCAATTCCTTTGAGGTGAAGCCTTGTACAGAGTCATTACGAAAGGTGTAAGAACACCAACCTCATCCTTGTCAAGTGTATTCATAGTGATATACAGGTCGGCAGGAAGTTTGGCATTATTGAAAGAAACTTTCTTAACGCCAGTACGGTTTACGATATAACCGATTTCATACTTCTTACCAACTTCAAAAGTACCGGAAACAGCCTTATCAGCAAAGGTTACTTCCATTACGGCACTTTCATCACCATAAGAATCAGCGGGATATACGAATACACTGCCAGCCTGAACTGTACCACCCTTAATGTCAAGTGGGAGAGAAGATGCACTCTCAGCAGTTACTTCGGTATGACCTGCGTAAATTGCGGAATCCTCAATAACACCATCGGAAAGCATAGCAAACAGTTTGAAAGGATAAACCTGTGCTTCAATAGTTGCGGTACCCTCCATAGGATTCTGGAAAGCAATACGTCTTGTACCCTTTGCCATAGCGTAAACTGCATCGCCTGTAAGACCTACAGTTGTTACATTGGCAGTATCGAAATACATAAAGGGCTGCATATTTTTCAGGATACGGATGTCAACATCACACACCTGTCTATTAGCCTTTAAAGAATCAGCCATAGTTTATTTTCCTCCTAATAAAAATAGTCCCGCTAATCAGCGGAACTATCGAAAGTATTTTTGTACCATAAATTGTCATCAAAGTCATTATCTTTAGAACCCCAAACAGATACACTCCTTGAACTAATATCATATATCTCATTTGCCCTGAGCCTGTTGAATGTCTCTATAAGCTGAAACATTGTGAGTTCATATATGTTGGTATAGTTAAGGCTGTTGTGTCTGCTTGCGACAGAAGATATAATGTTTGGGATATAATAGTTTTTGTTCTTGGGTTTCTGAATATTTTTCTTTTCTTCTTCACCTTTTCTGATCTTATCCCAAAGTTTCTTAGCAAGAGCATTTTTGAAAACAGGTTCTTTTTCTTCTGTCTTTTTATTATCCTCTTCTTCTGAACTGACACAGCATATCTGTCTGATGATTCCAAGTATTTCATCAAAGTTGTCTCTGAATATAATACCTTTCACATCATCTTCCGTAATATGCTTTATCTCACCGTCAAAATTAGATAATACAAAAAATGCTCCGCTTATATATATAACGTGCTCTTCTATAAAAAAGTCGAACAACGAACTATAGATTTCTCTTATTCTTTCGTTTGTTTCTATAATGTCGAACATTGTCATGTTCTGCTTTTGTTCATCATCAAATTTATCCCATTCATCTGAAAGTTCTGGCATTATCTTTTCGTAAAATTCCTTTGGGTTTGTCTGAATGAACATTACGTACATCTGATAAATGTCATATCCCAAATCATCGAATATCTCACGAAGGTTAGGTTTTCTGAAAGTTCCCAAAGATAATTTTATAGAGCCAGGGCTTTGAAGAATACCGTAATCAAGATTCATCTGAAATTAGGTACCTCAAAATTCATAATGACACCATAGAAACGGTTTGAGGAATAGGCACCTACAGAACTGAGTTCAAGTCTGCCTATACCAAATTTATTGACATATTCGTTAGAAAGTAAAGTTTCCTCAATAAGTTCAGAAAGAATATCTACTCTGTTTCCAAAATATCCATCATAATCAGAATTATCTTCTGTGAATGATATGTCGTCTACAATATCCCTCTGGCATATGACAGTCATATTTATCTGGCAGTCTTTTACCTGTGGAGCAAAGTCCGGATAAAATACCTCATAATAAATATAAGTTCCTGCGTCCATTACCGTGTCCTCATTAAAAAGGTGAGACTTCACATGAGACTTGAATCTCTTGATTACCTCGCCTTTGCTGAGGTCAGAAATATCTCCAAGAATGATATTCTTAATCTTTTCATTATCGAATAAAGCCTTATTTACTTTCGTCTTATATTCGCCACGTTCTTTTAACATTTACCCACCTCGGACTTAAACGAATGCTTTGATTGAAATTCTAAGCTGTGCATCGTCATAACCATCAGCAGACATTGACAATATAAATGTTTTGTTAATAGCAGATACATTATCTGTTTTAATAGATATTGTGTTGCCATCATTTATAACATCAAGATATTGTGCTGCGTCACCGGTTATCGACCATGAAACATTAACATCTTCATCAACATCTGCATCAAACGTAACGTAGCCCATACCGACATAAATATGATCTGAAACGTGTTTGATTCTGAATGTTGATTCTGAATTATCAGCAACGCTAGGCTTGCCACAAATCCAGTAGCCCTTGCCCCCGATTTCATAATATCCATCGGTTGGCTGTTGTTCGTCCTGATATGCCATAAACTGCATTACACCGCTAGATTTACCGTCAAGGTCTGTGAAATCATAGTATACACTATCATCTCTTGTACATTGGTAAACATCGAGAATAATATCGCTTCTAAGGTCAACACCCTGTTTCATCTGTTTCTCGTAAATTTTGGTTTTCCTGTCAATGATAAATCTCTGCCCATCATTGATTAATACGCTTTCATCATCGTCTGGCATAAGTATAAGCATCTGGTCGCTTCGCACATAATACCTTAACATTCCTACTTGCATATTGGACTCACCGTTGTTATACTGAGCAGCAGATTCCGCAACAGCCCACCTTTGAATGACTTTTCCTCTGTTGTTTATCCATGTAAGAGGATAATTGCAGACCCTAAGAACAAGTTTGTCATATACACCATTATTATCATCAACAAGTCCAACTATGAGCCAGTATCTATTTTTATACTTGACATAGTTTCCCGCAACTGCTATCCCGCATGGGATAGACATTTGCAGTTTGATTGACTGTAAAAGTGTGTCCGCAACTTTGTTCTTTACGATTGCTTTTGTCTGTGCTATCAGTTCAAGGTCATATCTGTATATTTCAACATCTACTCCTATACCTGTTTCTAAAAGTTCGGTAAATACCGCCTTTTCTTCATCAGTTGGATTTGAAGCAATTTCTTCTTCTTTCATAAGATACCATTCAACTGCCATAATACACCGCCTTATGCGTAAGCCGTTGGTTTAAGACTGTCAAGTATCTTAATTACTTCTTCATTGCAATAATTCAGATGCATTGTTTCATATTGTTTGGTCGGTGCCTGCGTATCGTAAGAGAAATCCGGGGTTACAATACTCGCTCTCTTATTTGCTTTTGATGTTTGCCTTTCCTGATACAGAAGTTTCATTATCTTGCCTAACGCTTCGACAGTTATATCATCTATCTCAATATTGAATTCTTCCATATCTTCATCAAATGTCAAAGGTTCTATTTCAAGCGAATATAATGCACACGCTCTTTTAAGCCATTCTATTTCAAGTCCGTCTGGAATGATTTCCGTATCTCTGAAAGATGATTCAAATACATCGAATACATCATGTATATCAACAGTCATTCCGACCACCCCTTTATCAGTTAGATTCTAATGCCTGTATAGTCCTCGGCAAAGCGAATCTTTGAATAATCATTAATACCTAAATCACCGATAATTTTCATTACTGCTGCTTTTTCTGCCCTTGTGACAACTGCTGCCGTGAATGCCCTCTTGAAAGATTCTTTATCTTTCTCGTTAAAGATTCTCCTTACAGTATCTTCACAGATATAATCATCAGTGAAACCAAGTTCTGCTTTAACAACTTTATCATCGGTTATAAGAGTAGCGTGTGTGCCACGCATATCTGTACCGCCTATGAGCCTGTTACCGTTCTGAACTTGTGCCATAATCTCTGCACGTGAGATTCTAACAGTACCATATGGTGCAATCTGAGCACTTCCCATACCATAGATATAGTTAAATCCAGTTTCCCATCCTGCAATAGAAGTGAGATTTACTTTCTTTTCCATATCCTTATCTTCATCATTGAAAGATGAAACGGGTTCAATGTTATCAACAATTTCTGTATTATCGGTAGCTTTAGTTCTTCCAGCCATTTATTTACCTCTTTTCAACTAATTCAAACGTTATCAATTATTATTAATTAAATTTATGTTTCATTTCATTATATTTTTCGATTAATCTATCCAAACGTTCTGACTTTTTGAACACCCAATACCGTGAATGGGAGTTCTTATTGACACTGGATGAATAGCATTTTTCATCAAAAGAACAAAGGAAATGATACAACCTTCTTGAATAGCAGAAGAAATTATTTTCCATTATGTTCTCCATCTGAGGACTGACATATTTCAGTCAGCCCTCATATTAAAATTTAGTTATTCTCTAATCAGTCAAGACCGCCAAGATTGGTATCATAGATAACACCAATTTCATGCTCCATGCCCTTAGCAACATCACAGCCAACCTCAAGATCGAATCTTGTAAGCTGCTTGCCAGACTTAACATCATTGCCAGTGAAGGATGTCAGACCGCCACGTGTGAACAGAGCGACAGGAGACTGAGCACCGCTAGGAATAGCGAAGCCAAGACCCTGGGGCAGAAGAGTAGCATAGTCATTACCGGCAGCATTCATAGCAAACTCGTTGTAAGGATTCTGGATTTCAGCCAGAACAGAGCCGTTGTACATACCAAGCAGACCAGTTTCAGCAATCTTGTTCATCTGAGCCTCGGAAATACCAGTGATGGTATTAGAATTGATCTGACCTACATAACCAGCCCAAGGAGTGAACTGAGACAGCAGAGCATAATCGCCAGTTACGGTAACACGACCATATCTGCGGAGTTTAGTCAGCAGAGCGTCAACACTTGCCTTTGTCAGACCTGCATTCTCAATGACACGTGTAATGCCAGTTGCATTCTTGATTGCAGTGTATACTTTCTTGAAGATAGCAGCAGTAGCCTTATTGTGCATATCAATCTTAACCAGTTCCATACCCTCGTTCTCTTTGGTCATATCACCGATAGCAAGCTGTCTGTAATCTACCTGATAACCTGCGGAAACAGTGAATGTGGGAACATTGTAAGTGTTCTTTGTTCTAGCGGGGAATTGAACATCACCATGAGGTGCCTGTACTCTTGCACCAAGGTCACCGTAAGTCCATACTTCACGTTCGGGTGTCTCATCCCAACCAAGTGCAGTATAGTTACCGAATACGGACAGGAGTTTCATTTCCTGAAGGATGGGTGCCTCGATTGCGAAACGTCTGATTGTATTCAGTTCGGAAATAGCCTGGGGGTCAGAAGTCTCGGAAGCCCTACGACCAAGTTCCTTAATATAATCAACAGCCTTGTCGGCCTTTGCCCCAAATCTTGAAAGGTCTTCACCCTTTACCATAGCAGTGAAAATCTCTACAACAGGGGATTTCTTAGTAATATTGGAAATGTCATTATCTTTGACAGCATTATTCATTTCAAATGTGAACATAATTATCCTTATTCCTTTCTTAATATTGGATTGTTAATTACGCCTGAGTTACTTCTACAATTACAGCAGGCTCAGTCAGGAATGTATGACTCTTAACAACAAAGTAGATACCGGATTGGGGTGCGTTCTCAGAAACACTGATAGCATCATTTGAACCAATTACGAGAATATCTCCCGCATCCAGATCATCAACGGACTCACCATCACCGATGTGTTTGCCATCAATTACCAGACCAAGACCAACGAGAGAGTCCAGTCTATAACCGTTCAGCATTTCGCCAGCGGGGATAGCAACATCGCTCTTATATGCATCATCACCAGAAAGTTCATTCCAGATGTAATAAGCTACGGAGTTGATTGTCTTAATAGTCATATTAGTAACAGCTGTATTGGATGTAAGTACAGGATTGATTTTGGCAGCCTGAATGCCACCAACAGTCTGAATCTTAATCATTTCTTATTTTCCTTTCTTAAAAGATATTGTCATCTTCATCTTTCTTTGTAGCAACAAATTCTATAGCACCAAAAATATCCTCGATTTTGGCTTCTTCATATTCAGAATTAGTCTCGTTTACTTTGGCTTCATCAGAGGCTTTCTTAGCATTAATGCCGATACCCTCATAAATCTTATTGACAACAGAGTTGATTTCAGATTCAATAGGGTTCTCTTTAAACTTGTTGATTTCCTCTTGTGCGTAAGCGATTTCATCTTCGCTGAATGTCTCAATAGCCTTATCGAGAGAATCAAGTCTTTCCTTAGCCTGTGCTTCTGCGAGAGCCTTTTCAATTACTTTGTACTGTTCCCAAAGTTCATCATATTTTTGATGCCACTCACTCATTTCTTTGTTAACAGATTCAAGGGCTTCTTGAAGCTGACTAACGGATGCCTCGATTTCATTTTTCTCTGCAATAGCCTTATTTACCTTTTCCTCGCACTCGGCTTTAGCGTCTGCAATAGCCTGTTCACACTCGGCTTTAACATTGTCAATATTTTCCTGTGCTGAGAGGGTTTCTGCTACCGCACTCTGAATAAGTTGTTTAACCTCATTCTCATTCATTGGGGTTTCCTCCTCATTTAATTCTACTAACTTTGCGTTATCATCAGCGGGTGCGACACCAAGGAGAGCATAACCAGAATACTTGAATTCAACAGGGATTCTTCCCTTTTCTTTATATCCGTAAAGGTAAACAATCCCATCATTTTGAGGAAGTCTCATTATCTCAACGCTACCGCTGGGGTAAATACCGTTGCTTATATCTTCATCAAGTTTCATTACAAAATTGTTGTAACATTGTGCATCTATTTCGCCTTCGCCAATAACAACAGTTATTGTTCCATCATCTGTTTCAATATCTTCAATATAACCATTGGTAAATTGACCGATAGTTGAAGCATTCTCAAATATTGGGTATCCATCTTCGTGAATACCTGTCTGTCCATGACCCAAAATTTCAGTTCTATCTTCATCGACAAATTCTGTCCTGAGCCATGCACCATTGATCGTAGGCAGTGCTTTCTCGCAATATTCCCTGATAAAAGTAATGCCGTTCTTGTTGTATTCCTCACCGGCTTCTGTACCTACGTTTATGCAATCATCTGGATATATGGTATGCAGAATCATTTTAAAATGTCTGTTGCCATCTCCAGAAATCTTATTTGACAGTTCAAAGGACTTCACGATTATTCCACCACCTTTCTTTGTATTAATATATTGATTAACGGCAATTGCCGATAAACCTTATTATCTTGTGCTCGGTTTCGGAGCATTGTTAGACCCATTACTTCTTGTTTCAAGAGTAGAAGAGTTTCCAGAATCATCAGATGTTGGCCTGCCACCTTCATCATTTCCAGATGTGTTATAGCTTGTTTTATGGACAGGGTATTTATCCTCATATCCGTTTTCAAGTTCTTCATCAAGCAGCGAGAAGAATATATCGGGGGCTACGCCACATGCAGAAGCCCAAAGAGTAAGACTTCCTCTGCCTTGCAGATAAAGGTCTTTTGCGTATTCAACCATGTTTTTCTTATTCACATTGGTAATGGGTAAGTATCTTACTTCAACGTAATTGTTCTTATCCTTAATGATGTTATAGTTGATACACTTATTAAGTTCTTCTTCTAGCTGTTCTATCCACATGAATATCTGAGAACTTACAAGTTCAAGGTTATTTGTCTGAGCAGAATAACTTCCGCTTCCAGTACCATTAAGCAGACTGGCAGCGAAACCTAAATCTGTTGCGATTTTATCATTCATGTTGGTTTCGTTGCTTTCATCGAAAAGGTCTGTTTCTCCAAGGTCAACAGAATCAATTTTTGTTCCTGCTGCCACCGTGAAAAAGCTGACACCGCCACGTGAATTCTTGCTCATTACGGCACCCTTTACCGCATTATGTTGTGCTTCCTGCTGTTTCTTAGTAAGTGCCGATGTTCCCTTAATCTGTCCTTCCGGTAATGTCTGATAAATTATCTTATTGTTTATTTCATCAAGTTCGTTACGTTTTGTATCTGTAAAATAATCTGAATATAAAATGTCTCTGATAGCAGAGAGTACGAGAGGTCTACCCCACTTTTCTTCATGCTTTGACCGTATCTTATGGACTATCGTTTTGGTATTGTCAAGCACTACCCAATTACCATCAATGAATCCATTTTGTTTCCTCTCGTTGTAGGCATCTCTTATTTCTTTGGGGAACTTTCTTAATTTCCTTTCAGTCTCTTCACCAGTGATATTAGTGAAATAGGAGAGATTGAAAGCGATTACGTAACGTGAATTTTTTGTGCCTACAATCTGTGTATAATCTGCCGGAAGTGAAATAATAGAAGCATTAATTCCCAAGTCATTTATCTCGCATACTGAATCAACTTGATAATCATTTAGGAATTTATTTCTATCAATGGGTCTTTGTGTTGTTTCAAAATAATAAAAAGCTATGCCCTCAACCATACCTTTAAATAAACCGTCACGCATAAACTCTTTATGCTTGATGGTCTTTAAAGCAGATTTCATCATAGCTTTGTTTCTTTTCTTCTTATTTACATTTTTGCCACTTGCCACGATAACGCTGTCAAGTGTAGGCATAGCAGTCATATAATCAACTGTGTTGGTATACATTCCGCTGCTGCCATACAGTACAAGCGATATTCTCCTGAGCAAGTCGTTGTACTCCATAGGGTTACATACGACTGAGATATAGTCTTTCCATGTAAAATCACTTAGCAGCTTGTAATGTGAAAAATATCTTTCATCAAATATAGAAGTAGTTCTCCAAGAATTTAATTCAAATTCCTGTTCTTGATTAACTTCTACTTGTTTTGGCTTATTGGAACGATATTTCCTATTGTTATAATGTCTGCCTTTTCGCCCTTTGGAGGATTGCACTTTAGGTTTGATATTCTCTTCGCCCATAATGTCTCCATCAATTTATAAATACATTAAACTCATAATCATCATTTTGTAAAACACCATCACGTTCAAGCATTGACGCAAAATATGATCCGTAACTTACAGAAGTATATCTATCCTTTCGTGCATTTCCACGTTCTCTGATTACAATAACGCCCGTATCTGGTTTCTTCTCATAAGTAAGACTTGTCGTTTCTGAAATAAGCTGTTGCGTTTCAAGGAACGGTCTTTCAAAGAAGAACTGCTGTTCAGCGGATGGCGTATTGGTATAATCGTCCATGTTTGAAAGAATCAAATCTTCGGCAGTTTCAAAACTTACCAAAAGGTCTATCATCTTTTCGCTTAACTTTTGCCTAAAGTCGATAGCAATATCAGAGTTAAGTTTCTGCGAAGCGGTAATTGCAAATATCCTCGGTTCGGCACCTTCCACTTTAATTCTGTTGGCAAGGTTTTCATCGTTCATACACGTAAGAGGTTTGTACTCAACACCTCGGCTATCATCAAAGAGTGTTCTAGCCATGAGGTCAAATATAGAAATACCGGCATTTCGCATATCCAGTACAATATAATCACTATGTGTATCATAAAATAGTTGTTCAATCCTTATTGCCTGTTTCTTGGTTTCTCCACCTTGGTGGGATTCCATATAAGGCACGATTCGCCTATAACCATTACTGATTATAGTTTCACCATTTTCATTAGTATTATATGTCGTAGTTTCTGGCAATAACCTAATGAAAGAGAAGATTGAATTATCGTTATTTTTGTTTTCCACAAAAGCCATATCACACGAGATTATTCTGATTTCCCCTGGCTGTTTCGGTATATCATAAGGATTTTTCTTCTTTGCTTTTACATCTTCGTTTGTTCTAGGATAGAATGGTTGCTTGCAACGTTGGTTCTGAGCAAGCATTTTATATGTAAAGAATGATGATTTGTTTTCGTGTATTCTCATGTTAAGGAACTCGACCTTCCATGTAAGGGGGTCTTGTTTCCGTTTTTCGTTTTTCATGAAAGTCATTGACTTTATGTTATGTTTTAATGTTATGCTTTCATCAAATGCCAACAGGTAAGAATCCTCTGAATCCGAATTAAGCATAATATCTGATGCTTGGTCTGCAATCTGCCACATCCAATGATTAGGATCAAACCATGATGAAGAAATATAAATATCACAACTTTCTTCTTCACGAAGCAAATCTGCGTTTTCAGCATACTCCTGTTTCATAATGAAAGGAGGCTGTCTAAGAATCTGGAACGGAGCAAGTACGCTATCGTCCACATTCTTGTCCATGGTTCTAAAC